TATCTCTGTTAAGTTTCCACTGCTTCTTTAGATTGTTTTCTGTTTCAACAAATATTCTAAGATCAGAAATTTCAGACATCTCACCATGCAAAGAATGAAGACCTTCATAAACAATATACTTACTTGGCAATATCTCTACTGGCTCATCAAACTTACCTGTATCGTGATTGTATTTTTTTCTCTGTATTGATTTATTTTGAATAAGAGTAGAAATACTTTTTACTTCATCAGTCAAGTTGTTTGCTTTTGGATTTAAGTGGGTATAAACGTTCCAATTAGGATCTTGTCTTTCCCATTTATGTGAGTCATCACCGTTCACCACAGTTACGTTTTTGTCTTTCAAAACAAAACGTATGAGTTCAGATAAAGTTGTCTTGCCAACACCCGAACTACCAGAGATGGTGATTAACTCATTCAATGAATAGTCACCCACTCATCTTGATGATGAAAAGTTCTGTTTTCTTTTGACCATTGTGGCACACCCATAAACTCTGGATCGCTACTTTGATAAAGTCTCTTTTTAAAATTAAATGGTTCTGTTTGAAGGCCTTGCGTTACGATTGATTGATTTATTGTATGGTGTGGTGTTGGTTCTTCAAATGACTTCCCCTCTGTATGAAAAACTTTTTTGAACACTTCTGGTGTCATCAGACCAATATTATCAAAAGGTAAATTCCATGGCATCCAAGGAGCATAGTAAGTATTTTCTTTTATGACCTCAGGCACCTCTATGCTCAACAACTCACAATCTATTCTGTGACGAAGAACACAATCAAACGATAATAAGTTTTCTACTTTTTCTGCAAGAAGTTCTATGCATCTCACCATTCTATAATTGTTACCATTGTAACCGCCGATGACCTCTTCAATCGGATCAATCAGGAAAAGGTTAACATTCAAGTTTTCGTTTTTAATTTTTTCTTGTAGTTTTAGAGACTCATCAGTTTTGTATGTCAGAGCATAATGCTCGCAGTCATGTTCTGAGAGTGCTTCGATGGTTGTTTTAATGTTTTGAAAAACTCGCTCTGCGTCGGGTCGAGTCGCACCGGTTATTAAATTACAAATATTCAAAAGAAAAATCCTCACATAACAAATAGTCTTAGGTATTTATCTCAAGATTTTGTAACTTCTGGCAAAACTGTAGCAACTCCCTCAACAATTCTCTTAACAACACCAGATGCATTGAAAACTTCAAGATCATAAACATATCTACCAGCAGTTATGCTTGCGGTCGTAGCAGCAGTTTTTGATAGAGTCAGATTACCACCAGTCGTGTCTGTAATTGTAACGTCTAAGTCAATCGCAGTTGAAGATGAGTGACTTCTTCTCATCTGAGATCTGCCAGTGTAACCATCGAGATCAAATGTAACACCGGTATCATCTGTTAGTTCTAGACCAATTGAAAATGTAGCCCCTTGTTCTATGTTTAAATTTAATTTACTTGCCATTATTCTTCCCTAAGTAAAGGCCTCATTGAGGCGCCGCACGTTCTTACTCTATTTTTCATTCTATTTGCTTCGGTGGATCCATTTATCGCACCAAGATTCAAGAATGTAGGAAAACAAACTGTTTCACCAAATCCATCATTAAAAAACTCTCTAGCAGGATAAAAGTATATTGCCCGATAATCAAATTCCTCATTGTTTGGATCAAAAGCAACCTTTGTCTTATCTTCGTTAAGTATAATTATGTATAACCCTCTTCGTGTATCTTGGTCTGTGGCACCTGGTATTCTACCTACCCCACCAGGATCTACAATACTGTTTTCGGCGTCCATAAGAAATGCAAATAAAACACGATCATCAAGTGAGTAAGAATTACCATCTGAGTCTGTGCCTTTGACACCAAAGGCGTTTGTTGTATCGCAAATCATGGCACTTGGACATACGGGCTTAATAATATTGTTGTCGGGATCAACAGGAAATCCATTTCTATCTGTTTTTTCGGTTCCGTCTGCGTTGTAACCACCATTACCAGGAACCAACTTACTGTGTTTAATAACAGAAAAAGTTCCTGATGTAAACTCGTCTGTGTCTCCCGCTTCTGCTGTAGTGTCTTGATTGGTTACAAGTTTTATTAGTTTTCCGCTTGTTGTCCAACCAAGAAAAACATTTCCCGATCTATCAACACAGGCCGAACCTTCGAATCCACCAAAGAAAATATTGCCCTCATTATTAAGACCTGTTTGAATAGTAGCAAAATCTGGAATTGGATTACCATCTAAGTCAAGACCATTCAAGTGGTTTGCAAGTCCTTGGGCGCTGTTTATGTATGGAGCAACTGTTACACCAATTGTAGTTTGTTTCAGTTGTTTCGCTGTTGTGTAGTCTTCAGGAACATTTCTTTCAGGAGGAATGAATTCTGTAGTTGTTGAGGCAGTTGCGGCTGCAAATCGAAGAAGGTTAACTTCGAGAAAAAACTCTGTGTTAGTCAGATTATTTGTATCACCAGAAAGCCCTCTAGTCAATGTTATAAAACCAACTGGATCATTTATCTGAGAATTATCTCCGCTTACTTCTCTGAAACGACTAGAGTAAGGCTCCATTCTACAAACATCATATGCTTCGCCGTGTGCCATTACGTTATCATCATTTGCATTACCTTGAAAGGGACTTTGATGTGCAGGACCAAGAGCATTATCTTCAGTGGTAATAGCCCATGTAAAAAATGTTCCATTTTGTATGAAAGATCTGTCTTCTAAAAGATCACCTACAGACACCCATGCTCTACGACTTAGAAATTCAAAACCGCAAGGACAACAATTAAGACCCATTACATTGCTTCCAATTATTGCAGTTGGACTTGAAACATCACCAGGACTAATTCCGCTACCTAAACTAGGATCAAGAACGGCTTGACCATTTGTTTTACGAAGGCCTACAGACCCACCTGTGTAACCACCAGAACCAAAAACACCACCGTTGTAGTAAAAAGGATCAGAAAACTTCACACTAATAAAACGATTAAGAGTATTACCTCCACTTGGATTAGTTGAACTACCGTCGTCACCCTCTAGTGGTGTGCCGTCTGCTTTTAGACCATAAATGTTTGAAAGATCAAAAACACCAGAAATTGGAATTTGTTCGTTTCCGCCGACCGGCGTGGCGTTTTGCCTATTACCACAGATAAAGTAAACATTAGGAATACCTAACGCATCAACTTCAAAAGCCTGAGTTGAAAACATATTACTCATGTGTTACCTCAAGAAAGTGCAGTGTTAAAGTTGCAGAGAAGTTTGTTACCGCTTGATGTTGGAACACAAACAATATTGATCATGTCAATTGCATCACCAGACTTTGTAAGTGCTGGTTCAATTCCATTTGGGAAAAGATAGTTTGAGTTGATGTTCGTAATCGCTGATGGGTTAGAACTCGGCTGCACAAAAACAAGTGTATAGTAAGCACCTGGTTGAATGTTGTTTGGTGATGCAAGCGTATAAGATTTTGACTCTGCAAGTTCAAACGTTTGAATGTTACCCGTATCAAAGTCTGGTGTGATTGTTGTCTCGGATGAAAGAGATGTAGTTTTATCACCACCGATTGATTGACCAGTGATTGCCTTGATGTTACCAAGAACTTCGAGACCTGTGGTCGTTGGTGTGTATTTTTCTACACCAGTCTCGTCACCATCACTTCTAAAGTAGTGCTTACCATCTGTGCCGACATGAAGAAGTTCACGACCGTGATCAAACGGGTTAACGCTGTTATCTGTTTTGTCTGTATAAACAATAAACGAATCTGCGACTGTTTCAGCACTGTCATTTAAACCAACACCGACAAGGTAATCATTTGCAGCACCAACAACACCGTGATCGGTGTGGAAGATATGAGGCCCACTTGGTCCACCAGTAATCTGAACATGTGGGAAAGTTGTGCCTGATGCTCTAGTGAAGCCTAGACCAAATGCAGTTGCACCAGCAACACTTGGTGTTGCAATTGTTGAGCCGCCTAATATTGTTGGATAACGATCATCGTGATTGTGTCCTGTAAACACAAGAGCGTTGACACCTGGCTTCGCACGAATGATAAAGTTCGTAGCAAGGAATGGGTCGAGTGTGCCATCAGAACCTGAATCATCTGATCCACCTTGCTCGCCTAGTGTTCTTACAAGAGAATTTGTATCGTTTCGACCGATACCGATTGCACTTCTGTTTCTTAGATCAGGCAAGAAGAAGTTTGTGTTGTCATCTGAACTTGCCTTAACTGTGACATCGCCTGTTGCAACAGGTAGTGTACCAGAAACTCTTGTAAAGGTAATAACTTTTGTAGACTCGTTTACATCACTAACATTCACTGCTGCTGTGACACCATCAGACTCTCGCTCAAGAATCAAACGACCAAGATCGTTATCTGATGAGAATGTTAAAATACCTCTTGTGCCACCTGTTAGACTAATTGTTCCATTGTCAGCGTCGGTTCTAGTAAACAGAACATTCTGTACACTGTAAGTATCGGTAATGAGATCGCCCAGATCTGGGAACTCACTTCTCTTTTTCAGGTCACCATCACAGAAAAGGAAGTCAGTGTTTGGTATGACATTACCAGAGAATGGATAAATTGTTCCGATAGGAATTATACCTTGCAGATACAACTCATCTGTGGCTTGTTGAACTTGTTGGCCAATGTATGGAACAACGTAGCCAGAATCACCATCGAAGCCAACAAACATAGGTTTCTGAACGAGATTCGGGCCCTCATCATATGATGGTGTTGTTGTTGTAAGACCACCTGTGATTGTTCTCGACAAGAAGAATACTTCGCCCCCTGTAATGCCTTCAATCTTTGAACTGTTCGCTAGACCTGAAACAAAACCAGACTGAACAACCGATACGTCATTTCCGTCAATGCCTGATACGATACCAATCGATTCTGCTTCTGCTGGTGTAGTGCCAATTGCAGATGTTAAACTACCTGTCAGAGGTATTCTAACTGCTTCACCAACAGTCAGGCCGTGTCCTGCAACTGTGAATGTTCTTTGTGTGTTTGAGTTGTCTAGCCAATCTTCGTTGATAATACCATTTGCACCTGCAATGGGAATCTTGTAAGCACCTGCTGTGATAGAAGCATGGGCACCATCAAGTTGATCTGCGTTAAAGTTTTCTGCAAACATTGAGTTTGGCACACCAGAAAGTTGTTGACCACTAGCACCAGACCCACCATAGAACTTAAACACAGCATCATCTTTTGTTCCTGTTGGACCAGAAAGACCAAAACTAAACGCAAGTTCGTTTATCTTTCCACCAACACCACCTGTTCCGAGTGTTGCTGTGAACACGTTACCGGTCATGTCTTCTGCGATAGAGAATACTGTATTTGATCCTCTGTCTGACTTGAACACGAAGTTGTTAGCAAGAGTGCCGTAGAGAGAAGACTCTTTTGAATCGTAAACAGCAGACTTAATCGCACCTTCAGCAGTTGTGCCAAGATTAGTATTGACTAAGAAAGAGTTGTGATCAACATACCATAAAATTTGTTTATCACCAGAAGCACCTTTGATAACAATACCAGGAGGGTTCAAGTAACCTGTATCTGTTGGGAAGCCACTCGCCCCGACCGGAGTATCTACAATAGCGTGTGTAGCACCAGCGATTGCACCAGTTGGGCTTGTGCTGATGAAGCCACCATTTTGAAACTCAGAAGGTCCACCTGTTGCAAACGGGCCGTGAACAACGACGTTTGCGGTTGCTGCTGTTCCACCAGCACCAAAAACGGCTGAGTATGAGCGAACAAAACCAACTGCTTCGGAACTACCTGCGGTTGCGTTTGCTGCTGCGTCTGCATAGAAAGCAGTCTGACCAACCGTTAAAGTTCCAGCAGTAAGCGTTGATGGGCCTCCAACATTGCCCGTAATTTGAAAACGAATTTCATTTTGAAAGGCGAGTTCAATTTGTTCATCTTCTGTTCGAAGATCATCAGAGTTGATTGTGGTTTGTGTTCCGTTGACTGTGAGGTTACCACCAATAGTAACATTGCTCTGGAAGGTGTGATTGCCTGAAATTTCTAGAGGCAGAACCTTCGAGGCAATAACTTTCTTTGTGACACCAGCGTTGACATCAAAAACTGCAATCAGGTCATCATTAGAGATGCCGTCAGCGATATCATCCATACCTCTGAAATCAAGACCTAAAACACCAGATGTATTTGCAGATATACCTTGTTCACCACCTTTATGGTTTAGCGTTAGAGTTACAAGACCTGTTGAAAGTGCATATGAAGAAGGTCTACCTTCAGTAATACCAGAAGCGGTAGCAGCCTGAACATCATATAGGTTCAGGGGGCTTAGATAATCAATAACTGTATTTGTTCTGTTAAGCCACTCATTGAATGTATCAGACAATAGCAGGTTGCTTAATTCTGGCGATAGTAGATCAGATGTTTGACTCGGCATATTTACTTCTCAATCAGTTTTGTAAGCAGACTTTTGATATCGGTTAAGTCGCTCTTGATGTTATTTATATCTTGTTCCATGGTCATAACCTTTTGCTTCTCTTTTTGTGCCATTATAAACCTTTGCTTTTCTTCTAGATTAGAAGCAAGTATGGCTTTACTCTCGGTATCACGAATATAAGTTGACTCTTCAATCGGAACTTTACTTATTTTCATGTTGCGGCACCATGAGCAATTGCTGTTAGATTACGAACTTTAGGAACATCAACAGAGTCTGTTGAATCGTACATGACAACCTTGACGGCAAACTTATCGAACGGGAAGTTGTTGCCAGTGATTGTTCCTGCTGTCAATGTATAATCAACACTAATAAACTCATCTTCGCCTTGAATAGTCGATGCCTGTGCGGTCGCAGCATTCATCTTGATAAATGGCTGCTCTTCAAACTTACCGCTGTCATCGCCTAGAACTTTTGCGAGAACAAAGATATTTGATGTTGTATTTGGTCTGTGTTGCTCAAGAGTAACTTTCAGATCAGTAGATTCAAATCCAGGCTCAAGATTAACCTGTCTCGTGATATATCTCATCAAAGGCAACTCAGATGATGTGGCGCCAACAGGCGTGGCAAATTTTTCTAGTTCAATCTTATCTTGCTGTGCGTTAATCTTATTTTCGATAAGGATCATATTCAAACGATCAACATCAATCACAGGAGAAACGTGATCACTATCAGAGGACATGGTAGCAAGAAGTTGAATCTCGTTGGTTGCATCAGGATCAACCTCTCTCTTCAAGCGATCTGGGAACTTAATCGTATCGTTTACTTCAGTATCAACGGCACTTTCAAACGAACCACCAGCAGTTTTCTTAGTTTTCTGTTGATATGAAATGGCTGTTGTTGGAAGTTTAAGTTCTGACACATTCACATGATACTCGTGACCAAGAAGCGTCGTTGTTCCGTAGTCTGTTGTAAGACCATCAGATTTCAATGTGATTAATCTGTTACCCTCAGACTGACTTCGACCAGTAAACTTGCACTTATTAATTCTAAATGCCAGTGACTTAATTTTATTTTCTTCTCTCGAACTTGCGTTTTGCGATTCGAAAAGACCACCGACGTATGGTTGTTTACCAATAATTTGATCGGTTGTGTTGATTCTATATTCACCTTCTTCGCCAACCCATAACTTGTGCTTCGAATCGTTTGTTTGAACAACGATACAGTATTCACCAGGAGACAAATACACGGGCGATTCAAACTTAAAGTTTGTTGCTGAATCGGGATCCATTGTCGTTGTTGTTGTCACAGAGTCAGCGTTAACTGTTGCTGTTGCAAAAGGTAAAACTTTAGATGGGCTTGGGTAGCCATTGATAACTGGCCTGATTTGAACTGTAACAGGAAGTTCATCACCCTTCTCTCTAAAGTAAAGATCAACACTCTCTACAAATAGTCCAGCAGAGTAAGCGTATGATTGAACACTGAAAAGTTGTGCAACAGGATCATTCAGACCAGGTCTTGTATTGTCTTTGCTCTTTGCGTCTTCGAAAATTCTTTCATCTTTGACTGTCTCACGCTGGAAATCAATTTCTCTTGTTGAAAGAATATTTGAATCTTGATTACTGACAAAACCTTGAACAACATAAAGTTTTTCGGCAACTGTTGTTGCGTTTGATGAGTTGTTTGAACTATCATCAATTAGACGGAACAACAACTTACCCTGTCTAAACGTTGCGGCTGGTATTGCAAAGGTAAGTGTTACCGAACCATTTGCATCGGTTGTTAATGTTCCTCCCAGAGTTCCGCCATTTGGTGTACAGTTTGAACTAACGTCTACACCAGAGAAGAAAGGATGAACAACTGTATTAGGTTTCATACCCTTAGCAACAATAGTAATTGTTTTTGATCTAATAAATCTTACAACGTCTTTTTCAATTCTCTTTCCTAGATTAGTATCGAAAATTGTATTTGGTTTACTTCTTCTGATTCTAAATCTTCCCTTTTTCCTCAACTTAGCAACAAGAGAAAAGAAGTTTCGAAGACCATCTATTCCGACACCTCGGCGAGCAAGACGTTGAATAAACTTACCTCTTGATCTGTTATCAAGACCAAACCATGTTGCTTTCCAATCATTAAATCTTGTGCCAAAACCAAAACTATTGTTGTTAAACTTCCAAGCGTCGTTTTGACCCTCTTGATTAGTTAAAACTTCAGGTCTTTGTCCATCATCATACCAAGTATCACTTGATGGTGTTAGAACCATTGTACCGATAAAGTTAATATTCGCTAGTGGGTTTACTAATGCATCTGTGTTGGCAAAAATTTGATTGATGTATTTTTCTGTTGTGTAGTTCAATGTCAATACAGAACCACCAGAGTTTGTGATACCTGCTGTATAGGTTGAATCTGGTGTAAAGTCAACACTTCGACTCTCAAATGTTGGTCGCAATTCACCTTCTTCAAAATCAATCGCAGCCTTGTAGTGATCGTTTAAGACATCACCAACATTGTGTCCCTCAAACGAGTCAACAAGAATACCATTTTTAAACTGCTCTGTGCCATCAGCACCGAGAACAATAGCGTTAACCGCACTCTCTTCTTCAAGAGAAAGTTTTGTGAAGTATTCTAGATCCTCAACTCGCTTTTCGATCTCACCAATATCACGCATGGTGTATCTACGATTTTCTTGTTTCTGAATAGTCAAATCAGAACCATTTCTAGTATCCGCATTTACATCCACTGTAAACAGTGTCATTGCATCTGGCAAATCAGTTGGTTCTCTTGGTGTGATTGAGGGAACACCTTCTACAATTTTAAAGTTTCTATCTTTTGACAGAACAACTTTATCAACACGAGGTAAGTAGAAACTACCCTCAACAGTTGATGTTTCAATTTCTCTTGTAGGAATTAAGGCTTGTGCGTTACTCGCAGATCCTGTAATGTTGCTTGCTGTGGGGCTGCTACCAAAAGTAAAGCCTGTGCTATCACGATCTGGTCTAAAGTCAATTACGTTAGCGAGTCGTGTAACCACACCACTGTTGGGGCTGGTATATTCTGGAATGGCACTCGTAGAAAGACCAGAGTATGAGTTTACAATAAATGGTCCCTCATCACCACTTCTTGCAAAGTGCCTATAGGTGATATCAATCGCTGTAAGACCAAGTTCGTTGAACTGATCTTTAAGAACAAATCTTGACCAGTCGTACATGTTATCACGCTGACCTGTGTCCAATGTAAAGTAATCAGTAACACTAAAGTCAACACCTGAGGCTGTTTGCCCTGTGATAGAGATAATGTCAAAAACATCAACATCACCACCAAAGAATCCAAACTTCTCTGTGTTTGTAATACCGACAGGATCTAATCTTTGATTCGTAAGTGTTTTTGTGGTGAGAGTTTTTGTTCTAATAGTATCAATAGAGTTGATCTTCATGTTTGCAACGACATAGGCAGATGTAATGCCTGTATCTGTGAGATCAATAGACGCTTGGCTACCGTCAGCGTTTCTCTGACCATTGCCAGCAAGAACAGTACCATCTCGCTCAAACGCCACAGAGAATGTGTTGTTTGGTATTGCACTAACCGAATCTGTACCCGCGAAGGTAACATTAGAATCATTGATACCAAAATCACTTCGAGAGAATGTTTTCTCACCAGATGACAAGTTTGTAAAGTATCTTGTTCTCTTAAAGTGAATTTCTAAGTCTGTGATATTTTTCATCGCCTCTACGTTTGGCACTTCAAACAAAAGTTTGTTTTCATCAGAAGCGGTCAAGTTTCCTGTTGAACCTGTCAACGAGAATATAGGAGCAGTTGCACCACCACCCTCTCTAAAGATGTGTGTTACATCAGAGAAAGGTATATCGTCTTTCATACTAATATCATAAAGATAGGCTCTAAACTTTTTAGGATCAGTTGAAGAATCTTCAACACCAATCTGCCTTAATCTCGCATGACCAGCAGCACCAGTAACACTTGTGGTTGCAGTTCCAACAGACAGATCATTACCAGTTGCAAGAATGACTGTGGGATGTGTTTCAAAATCTAATGACTCGCCGAAGGCGTTAATCGTTGCGCCCGTTGGGAAAGTAACAACTGAGAAGTTGCCCATATTTGTACTAATAGAAGAATCGTCAGCAAGAACGGCAGTTGAAATTGCTTTGTTCAGAGTAAGATCAGTAGGTGAAATGGTTTCAATTTCATAACCAAGAACGTATGCTTTACCAGGTCCAAGGCTAGCCGTAAGAGATGTCACTGCTCCACCAGTGATATTTAAATCAAAATCACGAATTGAGTAGTTACCTGATTCATCATATGTTCGTCTTGCTAGTGTATCTAGAATAAAAGAATAGTCTGGATACTTTTCTCTTTTTGTAACCACATCATTTTCAAGTCGATAAATTTCAATAAAGTTTGACTCTGGTCCTGTAACAGCGGTGCTGCTAGGATCAAAACTAATATTCGAAAGTTCTAAATCAACCTTAAATCTGTCTGCACCAGGAGCAGCATAGTTGTAGAAACCGTTTGCTGGATCTGTTAGAGAAGAATCGTCTGTGCTTGAAACAATTGTTTTCTTTACGTTATAACCAACCTTAGTTGTAAGGTCATCGAAAACACGAATAGAATTACTGTCTTCTAAGAACAGAGGTATTTGTTGCTGTAAAGACTTAACGAAGTAACCGTCAACATATCGAATACCTGGATTTGTACCCACGAGTTTTGCAGTGCCAATTGAAGTACCTGTGATTGTTGGGCCTGCTGCAACGTGTCCAGTAATTGTGAATTGAACTGTGGCTGTATTGTCATTAGATGCAGTTGCGGTAAGAACATTGTCTGTAGTAAATCCTACTTCGCCGTGTGCGCCTGTGTTACCGTTAAGTTCTTTGTAGAAGAGAATACTGAAGTTGTCTGAAGTTGTTGCCTCAAGAACCTTAATGACTTTGGCCTTCTGTCCTGTCGTTCCAGCATGATTGAAAATTGTGGCGTCTTCGAAGGCAGCAGTAACGCTTGATGTTCCTGTGATGTTTTTGATACGAAGAAATTTTACGTCCTGGTCGTTCACTTCACAGCCGACAACCTTTGAACCGTTTTCAAAGATGTGATCGCCAAATCTTTGAACCTGTGTCTGTAAAATTGTTTGTACTTGTGTTAACTCTCTTGCTTGCAAACCAAAACCTGGACGAAACAAAACACGAAGAAATTGCTTATCTTCGTCGTAGTCATCGTAGTATGGGTTTACATTAAACAGGCTTGGGTCATACGCCATTTTTTTCTCCGATTAGAATCCAAGAATAATTCTTGTGTCTTCAGTTTGCTCCAGGTTTCTACTAATTGGTCTTATGTTTTGAATGTATTCAACAGTTCTCGATACATTTTTTAACTCTTGTTCGTGTGTCACACCTGTTACTTTAACGTTCAGGGGTGTGCTATCTGATGACTTGAAGAAGTTATCTACAACAGGATTATTGAACATGTTTGTGAGTGTTAGTGTGCCACCAGTAAAGTTATATTCTACAATATCCGCTTCAGCCAAAATAGACGATGTTGAACCAGTGTGGTCTGAAAACGTCAATGAGGCATCAGCAGCGAAAGAGTTAATTGTTAGATTACTTCCATCGCCAGTTATATTTAGCACTCTTCTCTGATCGTATAGAACCTTAGAGTCGATTGTTCCTGTAGATATTTTTTGTATTCTTGCTTTGTTTATAAACTTGTCTGTCAGATCGTAATCATACTCGCTAATATTCTCATCGATCTTGTATGTGCCAGACACATTCTTGAGTCTAAGATCTCCTGAGTTTAGTGATGGATCTACTTGCCAACTATCTACTTTTCCAAGAGCATAAGATCTAGAAAGAGGCTCTCGGAAAGTTTCACCTGTTAATGTGTTCCCATCACCAAAGATATAACTACCTGTGATAAAACTACCTGTTGAAAAATTAGCCGAAAGGCCTGTTGGCAATAATGACAAGATTAAAAGATCAGATTTTTCTGTACCTGCAATTTTGTTTTCACGCACATCAATAATTGTTGCTGTGGCACCATCATTTGCCTCAAGAATACCAAGTGGTTGAAAAGTTAAACCACCACCCGCTGCTGTTGCTGCGGTTAGTCCTGCGATTGAATCGACTACAACCTCAGAGCATCCAGTGACTGCACTACTGACAAACGAACTTACTGTGCCACGAACAAGATTGTACGCTGTGACACCTGCACTCGTTGTAAATCCCTGTTGTGCTGTTTCCCCCACAGTAAAATCTGTCGAGACGGTAGGTTCCAAAAGAGATAAAGTAAATTTTCGATTGTTAAGTTCTGGGTTTCGAATAAGACCAAACTGTCTAAAATCATTACTCACATCAAGATTAGATGATTCTGAAGATACAAAAGACTTAGATAAGAGAATCTTTGATGCCCCAAGTTCCTCTGGTACATTTGAACCATGACCACCCTTTGGTGATATAACAGGTCTCAGAGATGCTGATTGATTTGACGAATCTTCAAAGGGATCTTTTGGCAAGACTTCTAGTTTTGCGTAATTATAATTTTGCCCAGAGTCAAGTATTTCTACTTTGTCAATTCTATTATCAGCAGAAAGGAGAACACTAAATTCTGCGTGAGGATTTGTTGAGTTTAGTGTATTGCTTCGTGAAGAGCCATCGCCTCGAACAACCACAGTAGGAACAAGAGAGAACTTTGAACTGGTTGAACTCAAACCAACATCAAAGACACGATCAACGGTAATTACTGCCGATGATGGTGTGACCTGTGACGCTGCGATAACTCTTCTTTGCTGCCCAGAACCTTGCCCCGAATCAATTTTCACAGAGTAATCTACAATTTTTGTAGCATCAATAAAACTTGTTTCTGAAGATATGATTCCTGTCGTGCCGATACCAGCAGTCACATCGGTTGCAAAAACGTTGCTACTTACACCAGCAGTGATGCCCGATATAAACGTGGCCCCAACAGACTCAATTTCAACATGATCTATGGCACCGTCAACAGCAGCCTGCTGAACGTTATATTGAAGAAGTTTTGTTGTGTTTGTTGGTCTATCATTTAAATATTCAACAGGAATAAAGTCATCAAGAAGAAAGTTTTCTTCGTTATCTTCTGTGAGTGTAAACAAAAACTTCCACTTGTAACCATCAGCAACTTCACGAATCGCTGTGTCTGTGTGTGTTGGTGCTACGGTGCTTGCAGAATCATTCTTATTAAAGATACATTTATAGACTCTTCTGTTTTCAACTAAAACATAAAAGTTTGCTGGGCTTACATCATCGAAAAGATCAACTTTGTCATCATATTGTGTGTAGACTGTGTTTGCTTCCCAGTTTATTCTTGGCACAATCATTGAAACATCGGCAGGAAAGATTCTTTTCGCTGCTAACATATTTCTGCTAAAGTTAATTTTTGATTCTACTGAGTCTAAATTTGTTGGGGGTGATGTGTCGGTATTATTGTCAAAAGAATCTTTCCATGGTGTTGACTTGCCGATACCTAAAAACCAATACTCATTAGATAAGAACTGATACTTATCGAAATGAATACCATTCAGAAAATACTTATAACCTTGACGAAATGGGTCGCAAACTACCATCTATTTTCTCCAAACTATCCTATTTATGTCGTGGAATAGCCATCGCTTCTACGACAATCAAATGTTGGCGTAAAACCTGCTCCCTCAATTAAAGAGCGAATGAATATTTTTCGCATCTCTGTTTCGCCTCTGAAGTATTTGAGAGAAACAAAAGCGTTGTCGCCAGTAAAAGCGTTAAACCATCCATCAGCACCATTTGACAAACCTGGTTCGCCGTTGGGCCCATACACACGCTGAAACTCTTTCCAGCCTGTCGAACCATCAGGGTTCGATTCGTTATACACTTGATTCTTAAATGTTGTTGAGACACGACCATTTACAACTTTTTGATCTAACTCAACATTTGGGTGTGACTCAATAATATAGAAAGGCTCTGCAAAATCACCAAAGTTTGGCCCCGAAAGTGGATCTGGTGATGCACCGTACTCTTCGAAAAACAAAGATGCTGAAATTGGGTTGCCTGTCAATGGTGTGCCAAATTGATCGTTCACTGCACCCGACTCTGTAGTTATTGCTCTATCGTGAAAAGCAGGATCATACCCTTGTGTTGCACCATCAACGCTTGTTCTGAACCAATCATTTAGATTATCTTTTGTGTTGTTTGTATATGCAGAAAAGTTACCAACGAGTTTGTTACGGATCACAAACGCTAAGTTATGGTTTGGTAACTCAGATTCAGCACAACGAATAAAACGAACTTGACCAAAGAAACCAAATCCTGCTGGGTGTGCAATCTTTAAAAGTGCATCACGATACTTATCAATTGTTGCTTCTGTTCGAATCACATAAGAAAAGTTTTGATAAAACTTGTTGTCTTGAACTTTTTTATTTGTTGACAAAACACCATCGTTTGATGAGTAGTATCCTGGATACTCACACAGAGAACCAATAGTTGTTGTAATTCCTGTCACGCCACCAGAGCCAAAAACAGATTCTACTTTTGTGATATTTGGATTTTTTTCATAGTTGAAACCAAAGTTATCAATGTTTATGGTTCTTATTTCACCACTAGAGCCAATAGATCCTACTGATGCTGCAACGCTTTGACCTTTATCACCAGACACGGTTTCAAAAATAACTTTGTCACCAACCTCATAGTTTTGACCTGCGTTGTTTTTATCTGGTGTCACAGAAGTAATGACAGATAAAATTTCTTTTTCTATTATCGTAGAACCTTCATTGTTTACAAACTCAACCGGACTGTTTGCTTGAAACCCAGATCCATTAATGTCTTTGATAAAAAACTCTGAAATTTTACCTGTTGAAGTATCAAAGAAGTTTACTGTTTGAACTTTTGCTCTTGTAGTTATCGTGCCCGAAGAGTCTCTTTGAATCAACTCTTTGCCTGGTGAATCAAACAAACTAGAACCTTGTGTTGAAGTTGTTCGAATAGATTTATTCTGAATGTATTTACCGTCCGACAATCTAAAAACATCTCTTGATGGTTCATAGATGTCAACGTTCGTATCTAACAAAACACGAATCAAAAACTTTACAGCCTTTGGAGTTCCTTTTGATCTGTAAAACTGATCAATATTTTTAATTAGTTTTCTTTTGTTGACAGGGTTACCTGTTTTTTCATCTAAAACAAGACTTTCAGGAAAGTCTGCGAGATACTGGACTCTAAAGTCCTCAATGAATGTATCTAAAGTTTGATCCATATCTTGAATATCAGCAAAGTCTGTTGGTGTTTTTGGATTGTCTTGCTCTAAAAACTCATAATATGCTTCTAGAAAAGAAACAAAGGTGGGGTGATCCACCTTGAAAAAACCAGGTAACTGATTTGAGATTAATGGTGATACTAATGGTCTAGACATTAATAGTATGATCCGCTAGTTGAAATGTTGGTTTCTGTTTGTGTTGTTTGTGTTGTAGTTGTAGACTGTGTTGTTGTCGAACTTAAACTGACACCTGTGTTTTTGTATTCTTTATCAAGAATATCCTGCGAAACAGAAATGGTAATCGCTGTGCTGTCTGTGCTGTCAATTGTAAGTATTTGATCACGAATAGATTTTATATCTGTAGCACCAGCAGGTTCGCCTGGAAGAACTGTAACTTTAATAAAAGAGTCGCCAGACGAAATTGAAATTGGTCTAAAGTTTACCAATTCGATTTTGCCTGTGGTGTAATCAATTGTTCCCGCCGACTCTGTGATAAATTTTTTAACACCACCATCTAAGTAGTAAATGCGAATGTTACCATTACCATCGTCATCTAAGAAAGATGTCTTGTTCGAAAGGGTCGTACTATCATAATACTCAAACGAAGTAGAGTCAGTGATTGAGGCATGACCTGCGTGTGGATTGTGCAGTGGTGTAATAAAGTCAATTGTGTAAGATGCGGTAGAGTTTAGTGTTGGTGTCAAACGCTTTTGAACCTTTACGGTTGTGTTGTTACTCAGAATGCTAACGTCGGCAGAGTCAATTTCTTTCACAAAGGTTGAGTATCTAAATCCTCTACCAAACTTCTCAAGGCTATTATCACCGAAGTTTACAATCTTACTTCTAACCAATTCTTTGATTGCATCAGGACTTTTTACAGTTTTGTTTTGATCGTAGTAAACGTTCGTATCAACAATTAGGTACCGAGTGTCTGGATCTACAACAACAGGAATAATACCAATAATATTTTTACCGTCAACAACTTTTCTTGCTATTGATTCTTTTTCGGTTACAGTAAGTTCATTGCCAGAGACAGGCTTTACAGCGATGAAAACTTTGCCGTATTCTGGTGGATCATTTTCTTCACCACCCCAAACAAAAACAGATTCGATGTCTCCATACTCTTGACGAAGAATCGCTTGATAGTCCTCAGAGGTGACTGCACGATTTTGTGTTTGATACATTTTAGGAGCGTTGAAACGAATCGACTCTATGCTTTCAGACAAAGAACCACCAGAGGCTTCGCCCACAACCTTTACTGTTGCTGTCGCCTCTAGATTACCTTGAAAACTAAATGTTCTTGAACCCTCACCATCAGCCTTTCCCGCGCCGTTTGAGTCTGGACCACTTGTCACAAGATATTGTAAGATTACTAAGTTGCCACTGTTTAGTGATTGACTAATTATACCATCACCGAAATAGACTTCGTACTTGCCGTCTTGATTCTGATCAAGGTAATAAACCTTTGACTCGCTCGTAGAATCAGAAACATTTGTTGATCTTTGCCAAACATCAGTGAAACCTGTTGTATCTGTCTTTGAGTTTTGAACACGAACAATCAGCGTGCTTGTGTCTGCTTTATTTGTTGGTATCAAAAACTTTTGATTCTGGTCGTTAAGATCTGCAACGTATGAGAAAAAGTTAAATGCACCCTCTTTGATGTTTACATTTTTTGCCACATACTTAGAAAGAACTGTATCAAAAACAATTGAATAGTCTTTGTCAGCGATAAAGTTGTATGTTGTGCCATTGATTGTCGTGGTAAATTTTGTACCGAAAGAGATTACGTCGCTTGTAGGCTGCGTTGCAAATTCAACATCTACAACTGCTGTGGGTGCTGTAATAGACGTTGGGGTGTATCCTAGTGTCTTTGCGTTTGCAACAACAGCACTCTTTGTTACTGCTGTGCCAATGAACGCTTCGTTTGCTAACTGTTGTGCATAGAAGCCCTGATAGTGGGTGTTGTATGCGAGTATGTCAAGTAAAACAGAAAGACCTGACCCATCAAAGTCATAGTCTTTAAATTTGTCTTGTGATTTCAAGAACGACTTTAAATTTGTTTTGATAGTATCAAAATCAAGAGCGTCTACCTTAAGATCGTTTGTTGCCATTATCGTAACCTTCTAAGTGTGAATTCGAGTGTCGCTGGCTGAGATACGTTTAAAACAGTGAAGTCGATGGTCACTTTCAAACCATTATTGTCAAAATCATCAACAACAATGACATTTTTTAGGCTTGCCCTTGGTTCAGAGTTTTCGATTGTTTGACTGATGAGTTTTTCAATCGTGTGTTTTGAACCTGGTGTTAAATGCTCAAAAAGAAGACCTGAGACACCAGCACTCAGGTCAGGTTGAAAAAGCCTCTCAAATCTACCAGGAACAATCAGATTCCGAATAGATCGTTTTACAGCATCAACATCTACTTTGGTGTTAACGTCAAGCGTAAAGGGGTTTTTTTCAAAGTCTAAATCTAGATCGACATATCTTGCCATGCCATCTATTTATACAACTTATCTACGCTTTCTGGTTCTGTTGCCAATGATCGAAAGACCAAGAAGGGTGAGTGTGCCAGGTGCAGGTATTTCTTGTCCGTCAATCTCAGGAACAAAAGCAAAAAAGATCCCTGCGTCACCTCCACCCTGAACGATGCCAGGATTCTCGATCCATCCATCCGTCCATGATATCACGAATAGAGTTGCGTATTCCCCAGGTTTCAATCCTGAGGAGAAAAAGTTTCCCTCGGCGCCCCAGTCCCAGTTGTACAACCCTGTTTCGTACGCAAAATCAACATAGTCGGGTGCGTTATATGCTTGTCTATTTTCATCATCTGTTGGTTGTTGAAAGTATCCAGGAACAGAAAGATGACTATTTTCTTCGGTTTTAGTGCCAACAAAAATATCAACGTCTTCAATTTCAGACAGTGATTCTTCGCTATTGTAGATTGTGTATGTGATTAGTATTGAACCGTCAGGTAGTCCTAGTTGATCTTGTTGCTCGTTTTCTGTGTAGACAGATGATCTAACTGTAGCAGCCCAGTTCTCGCCATAAATTTCTGACTCAAGTGATGCCACTGGGTCTCCACCGATATCAGCAAGAGCAGCAGTCGCTAGTGTCAGCGCCAAGTATTTCATCATAATCTCTCCTTTTTAATCCCAAAAAAAATCGGTGACCGAAACTGTGAAACGGCCACCGATTGAGTAAGTATTTAGTTTTTTAGAAGTTTAGCAAGAACCCCATTCTGACAATACCTTAACAATCGCTTCGAAGCCATCGACACGATATCGTCTTGCTGAGACATCAGACAAAACTTGAATCAAGTCACTAAAGCCAACAATTCCATCTTCATTCAAGTCAGATGGACAAGAGTTGTCAGGGAAGATTTGCCCTGCTCCTGTGGCTTCAGTGTACGCTTCTTCGTTCTCTGGATTGTAAAGAACCACTCCACCAATGCCGATATAGTCGGGACCAGTGATGCGAGCAATTCGCCAGTGATTGTCAAACTCAGTGGACTCCCACGGGTTCACATCATCGGGACCGTAATTCTTGAATCGCATCAGTTGACCAGACCAAGACCACGGATATCCAAAGTTTCCGTTTTCGTCGGGTGGAGGGCAAAGAACGGTGCCGTATTCGTTCGGGGGTGCAGCACCAGCCCAGAAAATCACTCGGTCATCTTCAAGCAGATTACCGACAAACTGTGGAATCTCAGGTTGCACTGTGAATGTGCTTGCGTTGTTTCCACTTTGTTGCCACGGTTCGTTCATCACGATCCATGAGTCTGCCCACCAGTAATCTTGTTCAATCAGTGATGTTTGTAAATCACCCCAGAACAAACCATCAACACTAGCAGTTTGATAATAGAATCTTGGAACATCGGTGTTCTGCCAGTAGACAGTTTGGTTTGGATTGTTTTGCATACACTCCCACCATTCACCTGCTTCCCAGTCAGAGAAGTTTGGAATTTGTTGTTCCAAAAATTCAACATTTGCAGGGTCATTCAGTAGGAAGTCCATTTGCGAATCGTTGTGGTTCTTCCAAACCTTTCCGTCAATCCACCAAGCAACAGAAGTGCCTGGACCTTCAGATCCTAATTTAACAGGAACATCACCGCGAGTGTTCTTAATGTAGACATCAATGGTTCTTCCGAACGGTGTGAGTCTACCCAAATCTTTATAAACAATTTCTGTTTGTGAAAGTGCTGTAGCACAAAGTAATTCTAAAATCATTGACAATCTCCCCATTGCGAAATAACTTCAATCAAAGCATCAAACTGTGTCTTTCTTGCTCCTGGTGCGTAAATGTTATTACTCAGTACAGTAAGCAAGTCTGAAAAACCAACTCTACCATCTTCGTCCAAATCAGCAGGACAAGAGTTGTCTGGTTCATACTCAAAGAAAACAGGCTCAGCAAAGTTCAGATCTTGACAATCAACTGCACTGTAAATAATCACACCGCTGATTGCGATACGATCAATACCTGTCATGCGAGCAAAGCGGTAGTGGTTTTCCATTTCGTCATCTTCCCAATCACCAGAACCAAACTCAATGACTTTACCAAATTCGTTATAGTTGTACCCACCACATTCGTAACTTTCATAACCGTCATCGGGTGTTGGTGCTTGTTCAAAGTAGTAATCGTTTTGCAACAACAATCCTTTACTTTGATCAATTCTTGGTGTGGCTTGAGCACCATTAATGTCTCCAGGAAAAATGAAACCAGGATGATTCATCACTAACCAAGATGTTCCCTTGTCCCAGTAGGAATCATAGTAAGGTTCGTTCCATCGTGGAATGCCGTAGGGACCGATGACATCCCAACGCTGTGAAACTTCGTGATTGCTGTAGAGCCAGTTGTTGTATGGATTGTCTTGCATGCAGAAGAAATATTCTCCTGGTTCACAATCATACACCCCATTAATGTTTGGACACTCATACTTGTTGAGCCAATATTCCATTGCCTCTGGTGAATTTTCGAGAGTAGGTTGGGTGTTTAAATTTCGGTTGAAGAAAAACTCACCTTCTGTTTCCCACCGAAAAGGAACAGCAAGGTCATTGTGAATGCGTGGCCAAGACGCACCCAAACCAAGCGGTCTTCGCCCGTTCGTTTTGATGTAAAGATCAAACGTTCTACCGAATGGTGTGATTCTGCCACGGTCAACAGCGATGATATCGCCAGAAACATCTAGGCAGTCAGTGTTTGCAGTTGTATTGTATGTAAAAACACTGCAAAGCAATAAAGCAATTTTTTTCATAATAAAGAATCTCCTTAAGTATATTTATACTAACACTTTAGGATTACCCTCTGGTAATTTCTAAGATTCTAGTTATCTGCTCTTCGCATTGTGCGGCACGCTTTGCACCATCCCAAAGAATGTAATCTTTGGATGTATCCTTTTTCAAGTTATACAGCAATGGCAAAACAAGTTTTTCAAGAGCCTCTAATTTGCTCTTCTCATCACTTGATGCGCCGGTGTGTTCTTTCACTTCTATATCATCAGCAAAACTAAAGTCAAAATCAAAAACATCTTCACCTGAAGAAATTAGATCTTCAATCTCTTTGTTTATCTTTTCTCTATCGAATGACATTTATTTTCCTTTATGAAACTGAAACAAACTCGAAATCTTCGTTTTGAAATGCACCTATGTTTCCAGAACCCTTAAACCTGTTGAACACGTTTGATGTTCTTTTTACCCTGTAGTCTGCATTATCATAATCAAAAAAGTCAGCGGTCACTGCCGAAACCTCGGTGTTTAACACACTAAACTCTGTGATGCCGTTGAAGTATGCTGCCGAACCAGAGTATGAATTTTTTGACGATAACAGTTTACCCTCTGCATCAGACTCCACAAAATTACCATCTACATTGAATGCTATGTTACCGTCAACACGATGCCCTTGTGTGGAAGTGTCTAACTCTTGAAAGTCCATAGCATCACCAGCAAGATTTACAAAAGTGTTTTTATAGATTACACTATTTCTCGATGCAGATGTCGCATCAAAATGAAATCCGTCCGCTGCTCCATCTGCCATCAATGTATAGAGTATGTGTGTTCCGACGACATTGGATGTAGATATAATGTGATGAGCAGTCGAAGCACTGATAGATTGAGTCTTGCCTGGTCCATATATTCGACTATCTGCTATCAGAGTATTGTGCGTCCCACTTGCATCCAAAACTGCCCCTAAATTATCACTGTCTGGTTCTGCTACAACTTCACACATGATAAGATTGCCACCCACCATCTTATGAACAGATGTGTTTGTGTTGATTGTTGTTTTTGCCTTGAAGAAGCATCCCAGATAAGACACATAAAGAATCTCACTGAAAACATTATTTACAACACCGTCACGACCAAACGAAGAATTTGTATTCACAAAACCAATACAGTAAAAGTGACCCTGAGAGTCGCTGTCATAAATCGCTGTAGCAGCACTGTTGGTAATCATCGGGTAGTGTGTGGTGTCAAGATGCATACCAGTTTCATCAAAGGATGGTTCAAGTATTGTTCCATCTGATTTTGCACCCACCCAAAAGTTTGGTTGCGTATCTGTTGCCTCTGATCCCGTTGAAACAAGTTCGGAACTTACATTGTATGTTCCCTCTAAGAAGATCCATCTTTTGTTTTGACGATCTTGACTTTTGATTTCTGTAGACCAGTCACCTGCACCATCTGTTGCCGGCATCGCATTTGCTACAGAATCTCCTGAATTGTTACCTGCACCTGTTGGGGAAAAAAATAAATCTGTGACTGACATTATCCTGCTCCTACAAATTCAAAGTCTTGATTTTGAATCGCACCAAAGTTTCGAGTCCCACCGATACCCTTATACAAGGGTGACGTTTTTGCTATTCTAAAATCTTGGTTAGCATAGTCAACAAAGTCACTGGTCGAGACTGTTTGATTTCCGATAGTTGCCATAGATTCATACGAATCTAAATTTACAAAGTTAGATCCACCAATGCTACCAAAAGCATTAAAGGATGCGATAACAATATCATCATCATTTGCATTTGCTTTCACACCATCACCATCTATATCAAAGAATATATTTCCATGAATAGAAGTTCCTCTCTGATCATCTGTTCCAGTAGAGGTATCATGTCCATCACCACCAATAGAAATGACGGTGCAATTTATCATGTTAGAATTTCGATCATTACTTGTTCCATCATAAATTGCAGGACCGTGAACATTGTAAATCAAAGTTTCAACAACAGAATCATTGAGTGTTCCTAACTCGATTCCTCGACCCTCATTGGTTCCACTTTTACCTCCACCATACACACGACAATTTATGACAGCAGATTGATTTGTTCCTCCTGCATTGATGATGTTTTTGTAGTTGGTGCCATTCATCACTGCTTCACACATCAATGCAGTCCCACCCCAAACTTGAAAAATAGTCGAACTCGTTCCGTTGGGTGTTATCTTACCATAACAACCAATGAATGAGATATTCTTTGATTCATTAAAATCATTATTAATGAGAAAACCATTTCTGCTGGCATTCGTATTTTCAAAGTGGATACACTTAAAAACTTCAACCGCAGCAGTGTCGATGAGAGTGGTGTTTGCAGAGTTAATGATTTTTGGGTAGTTGTCTGTGACGAGGTGCATACCTGTTTCGTCAAACTGTGGTTCAAGAAGTGTTCCGTCACTCTTTGCACCAACCCATATGTTCGGATCTGCTATAGTCGGATCACTTGTTGTGAAGACTAATTCTGATTGCACATTGTAAGTGCCTTCAAGAAAAATAAAGCGACGATTTGCTCTATCCGCATTTTTGATATTATTTCCCCAGTCGTCGCTCGAAGCGTTGAGTGCATTGAAAGCAGTGCCAGGTGTAGTTCCATCTTGTTGTGCTGATCTAATAACGTCACCAGCAGCAAAATATACATCAGTCAATGCCATACATTATCTCCTTTCAAATGTCACAAAGGCTTGAACTGTTGTTGCTCCTGCATCGTTTGAACCTACATTAAAGAATAAGAAATCTCCTGATGTGGCAGAGGCGAAGTCAAACGAGGTAGAACTCGCGGTGAATCCTAATGTTCCTAAAGTTGCACCATGAATCGAGTTTGTTGTGACTGCACCGAAATCTGATCCAGCAATCGTAAATGATCCTGTAAATCCACCTGTCGCACCAGATCTAATTTGTAATTGTTTGAATGTGGCGTTGTAAGGAACTCTGAACAAGGTATCTGTTTTACTACCTGTAGAAATCGCACTTGAAGCACGAATACTAAATGTTGCTGTGTTCTCGCCTCGATGTGCTGTGTCTTGTGTTGTACCATCACCAAAAACAAGTTCTGTTAAAGCACCTAGTGTTAATCCGCTACCAGTGACGCTAACACCACCATTAAACTGAGCATCGCCCGTGACTGTAATGCCGTTGTTAAATTGTGTCTCTGTTGAGGTAAGATCGATACCCTCTCTGCCACCAGCGAATAAAACAAGATTGTCATTGTTAAATTGCACTTTTGTGTCACTATCACCTTCTCGTTGCATTTGTGATGAAATCGTAACGGCCCCCGCTGCAAGTTTTATGAAGCCGTTTGTTTCATCAACGGTTAGTAGTGTTGCGTTTCCACCTTCTTCAGTGTCTCCTAAAGTGATGTCTGCTCCAAGACTACCAGAAATTTTAATACCGGGATCATTACCTCCTTGCTTTATAATTCCTGGGCTCGATTTAAGATCTAATACACCAGTAAGTTCTATATCTTTGAATATCTTTGCACCACCTGTAACAAAAAGACCACCACCAGCAGTAAGAGGTCCTGTTACATTAACATTGCCGTTGAACGTAGATTCACCAGTCACAATAAGAGTCTGTGGAAAGTTTACTTGACCAAACGCAGTTAAACCACCTGTGATGTTATTTGCAGATGATAAACCTGATCCATCAGCAAACTGAATACCACCCGTGGCATTGTTTGATTTAAACACACCGTCAGTATCAAAACCTCTTGGGTTGTTAACACGCTGTAGAGGATCTAAACTTGATCCATCTGCTGCAAGTTGCCCAGCAGATGTGTTGTTAGTAAATACAAGTCTGCCATTTTGTAGCACCAACATACTGCCATTTTGGGCTCGTGTCGGTGTAAACAAAACGGTCGATGCCGACTCTTCGCCTCTGGCAAGAAGTGTTGTAAAATCATCACTTGAAACAATAAACTGAGGACCCGCTGTTCCGTGAACCTCAAAGTTTCCTGTTCCTGGCAATGTAAAAGAGTCACCGTGTGTGAACCCACTACCTGTAATGATTACACGACCACCAAATGTAGCACCTTCTCCTGTGACTATGCTATTGAATGCTACGTTAGGTGTTGTCTCATCGATTGAAAGTGTAACACCATCTATTCTAAGACCAGCACTTAATCCTAAGAAACCTGTCGCACCTGTCGCACCTGTCGTACCTGTCGTACCAGTTGTGCCTGTGGTACCAGTTGTGCCTGTGGTACCAGTTGTGCCTGTGGTACCTGTAGTGCCAGTAACACCTTGTGGTCCAGTGTTACCTGTAGTGCCAGTTGTACCTGTCGTACCAGTAACACCTTGTGGTCCAGTGTTACCTGTTGTGCCTGTAGTGCCAGTAGTACCTGTGGTTCCAGTTGTGCCTGTAGTACCAGTTGTACCTGTGACACCCTGTGGTCCTGTGTTGCCTGTAGTACCGGTTGTACCTGTGGTTCCAGTTGTGCCTGTAGTACCAGTTGTACCTGTGACACCCTGTGGCCCTGTGTTACCTGTGGTTCCAGTCGTACCCGTTGTGCCAGTTGTGCCTTGCGGCCCTGTGTTACCTGTTGCACCTGTAGTTCCAGTTGTACCAGTAACACCTGTTGTGCCAGTTGCCCCAGTTGTACCAGTAACACCTGTAGTGCCAGTTGCCCCAGTTGTACCAGTAGTGCCTGTAGTACCAGTTGCTCCTGTTGTGCCTGTTGTGCCTGTTGTGCCTACTGCACCAGAAGCACCTTGAGGGCCCTCTCTTGAACCTACAACATTTACAGTATCTTGTCCAGAAACTTTAACAGAGTTGCTTGAAGATGATGATGTGACACGAACTTTCATTAAAACAGAACCCTTTGATTGCTTTCTTCATCCGCTTTACGAAGAAATTCTTTTAACTCTGGACCACCAACAAAGTTATCGACTAGAAATCTTGTGTGTGTATTTTCTTGACCAGCAAGACCGGCAATGACGGTGCCTTTTGATACCTTATTTAGAAAATCAACGATGGTATTAAAGTTGTTCATGTCTTGTGCAGCAAAACTGTCAACACCAGCAGAAATACCTTTGAATTTTGTGCTAGAGTCTATAATTAAACTGTTGTATGAATTAGAAAAGAAACGACCTTTTTCTTTGATGTTATTGAAAGCGTTATCGCTTTCGTTTTTTACCAAAGCAAAACGATTCTGTGCGTCACCAACTATGCTGTTAAATACTAAACTAAAATTATCAACGACAGGTCTACCTTTTGCCTTATCAATAGATGCTTTAGTCAAATTATATGATGTTGCTAATCCCACCAAAGATGAAAAATCTGGCAGTGTTGAGCCATCTGGAACACCAGTTAGTCCAGATATTCTTTCACTGTGTTCTCTGTAAGTGTCGATGTTTGAAATCAAGGCTGATATGTTATGTGATATGGCAGACAGCCCGTTGTAAGATATGTCGTTTAAGATAACTGTTGATGTTGAAATTTCACCGATACCAGACCCAACAGTAAATTGACTCAGAACACCATTTATTTGACTTCTCACTCTACTCAAAGAAGATACACAGTCTACTCTTGCTGTTGCTGTAGGATCTTGTATGCCTCTTCCCTGCGAGACTGCATCTATGATGTCAACTTGACTTTTCGTAAAGCCGTCTGCAAAAACATCAAGAGTATCGGGAAATGGTTGACTCATTAGTTAACTCTCACATTCGATTGTGATGCTTTTGCTTTATGTCCACAAGTGGCAGTATCGCCCGCTTTACAAATAGGCTTGTTGTTCACAAGAACATTTGAAGTTCTTGCCCTCATTCTAGGCCCAGCCTTGTGTCTTTTTTTTCCGTGGGGCATAACAGAGTCGCCATCTAGAGCCGCTGGTCGACCACCAATAAAAACATTCGAGGCTGAACCCCGAATCGAACCACCCGCACTGTCACCATCTCTTACTGCACTTGCCATGTTAGTTTAGAAGTATAGGACTTCCCCTTAGAATTAATGAGCCGCTTGCATCGATAATGTAATTGCCACTAACCCGCGTAATCTTATTACCGCCAACAATTTCTTCGGCATTACCAGCAATATGTTGTTTAACGTCGCCATTGACTCTTTGCTTTACGTTTCCATTTTCAACGCTAATATTTATGTCACCCTTTGTGACTTTTATTTCTATGTTGCCATCATTTACTTCAAGAGCAAGGCTTTTGTTTACCAAAAGCCTTGTATTTCCTTCTGTAGTAAGATTTGCTTCGCCTCGAACAAAAACATTTGAGTCTTTCTTTTGTATTGAGTAGTTGTTGCCAATGATTCTTTCAACTTTTGTGCCATCAGGATGAACTTCGTCAAACGTACCAGACTTGTGATATGTGTGAATTCTTTCTGCTTCTGGTGTATCGTCAAACTCTTGAATATGCCCAGACTCAGTTTGCTTTACATGATTCTTCGGATACTCAGCAGAGTAAGGTGTCGCTGGTTCATTCCACTCTTGACCTAAAGCAGTAGGCACACCCTGTTCAACTGTATCAATTTTTTGTTGTACAATTGAATTTTCAAGACTTTCATTTCGAGCAAGTCTATTTGTGTCTGGCTCATTAAGATGCGTGTCAAGAGGATACGTTCCTGATGGATCATTGAATCCTTTCTCTGGTTCTTTTGTTGTTGGTATGCCACCGATGCTGCCAAAGATGACAGGGTGTTGCTGTGTCTCTGAGTCACGAAAGAAACCTACAACATGTGAGCCAGGTACTAAGCCAGTTGGTGTTGTTCCGACACCACTAACAGCAGCACTTGTGATTGGTT